CCACCAGAAGATATGATTGGATTTTTGTCCAAAACCATCAAAATATTAGATTTGCAACATCATAGAAAATTTTTCGAACAATCATAGGTGGTATTGATATGAATGTTCCAAAAGTACAATCGTCAGATCCAGCTCTACATGGAACCAAATCACCATTTCCAGACATTTTGTGATTGAGTATGAGTGGAGTAGCTAAACTACCTGCAAACCCATTATCACCATAAACTACTGGTGGACCACACACCATATGCTCAGAATTTACTCTGCTGTGCCACTTATGATACTGTGGCACTTGTACTTCAGAAGTTAAATTCTGTTGAACATGATGATATGTTTGTATACCACAGTATCTGAGCTGATAAGAATCAGTACCTGTGGAATCGAGGGTCGATGCGGATGAAAAATTTGTTCCAGGGTAGAAGACACCTGTATCAAACACCTGCATGGTGGTTACATTGGGTTGGGTGGTTGATGGAGGTACTGTCTGTAGAAACTTTAGTCTAAGACCTCCTCTACTAAAGAGGTAGATCGAAGATAGAGCTCCATAAAGATCACCGACATTGGATGGATTAGTCACAACAGCCCCAGAGTTATGAACTACTGGGAAGGAAAATGGAAGCATTTGGTAATACTTCAAGGTTCCAGCTGCTGTAATGAAAGGCATAACATTTGTCATCTTTAGTAGTGTCCTAAATGATGATATATGTTCTCCAATGGTGTAGAGAGCATTGATGTTACTATCAAACTTTGGATTTGAAGCACCCAATGTTCCCTCAGTAATCTCACAAACATTGGTCATGGGTTTCGGATTATTAAAACCTCCAGAGCCACTTTGTGGTACAGCACCAATAAATGGTGTTAGTGGACTAGATTTTGGTACAGAAAACTCCATATCGGGACCTCCAGCATATTCTACCAGAAGAGTCACATTGTTTGCAACATTAGCTGGAGCAACGAGCTCATCAACAATGTAACAAACAAAAGTTCCAGTATGTGTGTTGGAACCAGTGGTCGGTTTCCAACTTTGAGAACTTAGGAATGGTATACTAAAGGTGACCTCATTACAATCTCTGATATCAACTATCTCTCTGTGACAGTATGAACTGAGGGCATATGATGTTGGTTGAAGAGCGTCATTACTTTCAGTAGGGAAGTAAACAAAAGCCAAACGACCAGAATGGAATTCAGTTTTGACAATCTTGATAGTAAAAACCATTGATCCACGCCAGTAGCTAAAGTAATTTGCAACAAACTCCACTGGTTTTAAGTCATAAACAGTCAAAGTGTTGATAACACGAGAGTGAATATTTGTTGTTGGTGTGACCTTGTAACTAAATAATTGAGTCCCAGCAGCAACAGCTTCAGCCCATGGGAAAGTGGTATCCCAACATGGTATCGTTTTGAAGAACCCGAAATCCATCTCATCAACGTCAGTTCCAGAAAAACCAGGTAGTTGACCAATAGAGTTCTTACAAGACAAACTCAGTGGTAGAGACTGATCAATAGTGTCCACATTTGAAAAATAATGATTTACGACTCTTAACATACCTCCAGATGGACTAAGATTGATTGGTTTTGACCAGCCAAAAACAGAAGCAGCCGAGGCTCCAATATCTGCAAACCATGAAACTGTTTTTGCATAATCTCCCAGAAATGGAACTGGACTCAGAAAACCGGCAGCTTTGGATACTTTAACTAACATAGAACTTATTGGTCCTACACCAGCTGAAGCTTGTTCACCTTCACTAGCAGTTCTAGATTTCTTTGAGTTTTTGAAGGAAGAATTTCCAGCCTGCGGAGTCGCAGGTCCTATTAATTCAACATTTTCAAAATGAATCCAAATAATCCATGAACAGTTTGTGGGTCCAGTTGGCGAAACAAGTTGCATATATGGATAAATTGATAATTGTCCCAAACTACCATAACCAGAACCTCCTCTAAAACCTACTATTGGACAGTAGTTCATAGAAGAGAGGTATGGAATGACCAAAGTACCTTCAGTATCACAATTAACATCCAATTCAACTCGAAAAAGTTGAGTTCTTTGAACTAGAGTGTTTGTATGTGATGCAATAGACAATGGAGTACTAGGAGATAATAAACTAGCGCCACCAGTAGGAACATATGCAAGCATATAACGTCCTTGCTGGAAGCGATTGCCATTAATCTGCCATCTCAAATGCATATCACATCTAATGCCTAGGAAACCTTTGATTTTATCAGAAAATATCGATGATGCACTGATTGCATCATACGGTAAATTTGCAGTCAAGACTGGAGTACTAGTCACATCTGCGATACTGAAATGTCCTGAAGACAATATGACAGGTTTTCTAAGAAAAGTAGCAATATCCTGAGCAAAATTAGTGCTGGATGAAGTTGCAAGTAATCTTGGAACGGTGACGGGATTAGAAGTAGCAACATATGCAACATTTGCGTCATTAGTGAACACAGTAGTAGCAGCAGCTGTAACTTCGTCATTTCCAGAGACGACTGTCTCTGGATGGTTGTTGGTATTTGCTGTAGGGTCAACGCCCTGTGCGGTATTGTTTTCTCCAAGTTATTATTTAAGCAGAAGAGATTAACTCAAATCTCTAAGCCGTACCGAAATTTCCTGGTAATTGGTGGGAGTACCACCGAGGACACCTGGAAGTAAGCTAAATAGCAGTCCTCGTTACTGAAGAAGCAGTGAAATCCTTTTAAGAAATCGGATTTTATATAGAATTCCAAGATCTATCTTCAGCCACTGCCCTTTATTACGAAAAGAGCAAAAACGGGTGATATTAAGGTCACCACTCCTGGCTGTACGTTTTAAGCATAAACGTACAAAAAGGGATGTTTAATGACGTCCCCGTCGGTGATATTAACCCCTTAGAGGTCTAACTCATCCAGTGTTTCCACTGTATGAGTCACCTCAGAGGCAACATCGGGTGTACCAAAACAAATAGTCGAATTGATAACTTCTTTTTGCATAACACTATATGGAGTCCGCAACGATTTTGATGTTTTATGATTTGGATAATACCGATCAAAGCCACTAGAGATCTTTTTCATCCAAACATTATACACTTGTTCGTTATGTAGAGAAAGTTCCCTCATGGAACAAACACAATTGTCAGCGACAATGGCATCTTTAAGAGAGCCCTTTTTAGTCCACTGAGGAATGTTCAGTATAACATCAAGTCTTAGAGGACCCAACATTAATCCTAATTCCTCAGCCCACCGAAAACCACGTTTTAGAAACTCACAATCTTTAAGTTTTCTTAGGGGAACGGTGGCTAGTGTTTTGAGTTCAGTTGTATATTCTAAACCAATAACATCCATAACTTCAGCTAAAACCATCTCATTAAACAATTTTCTTTTTGAACGTGCAACAGAGAATAAATGATCATCACCAAATCCAATAAACACTACAAACAAGTTAAAGTTTCCTGGTATCTCAATATAAAACCAACAGAACCTTATGCTGATGTTGTTATACATTGTGTTAATAATAGATGTGAGTGCTGTCCCACTGGACATACCACTCCACAATTCATACAATAAGCCATCAGCAACATGCTTTGCATTAGTAATTTCAAACCACAAACCTCTTCGAATTCTTGATTCCTCTTCGGTTGAATCTTCGTAATAAAATTCAATAATCATGAGAATCAAATTATGGATGTATCGACGTTGTGAAGCATCAAACTTTCCAAAATCACCAGCACCAAAGCCTTCCTCATCGTGAGTACTCTGAGTGCAGAGATGCTTTGTCATTGAGTGCCATTCAGAACTATATGGATTGATTCCTACAGCACTACCATTGACAATCATGTTTCTTTGGAACCATTCTACAAATGATCCGAAATACATTTTGAAAAGTATAGCCATAATCATTGGTCCGCCTGATACTAATCTCGAAGAACCTTTTTCGGATTTCTCTTTTGGACGCAACTCATCCTTAAGAAAATCTGTATATATAAAGGTTGGTCGAACATTATTTTTAAGTTTATGCTCAGCTTCTTTAACCAGTATATGGACTTCACTCATCGCTTGGTGCTTTAACTGAATATCATCACTCCATAGATGTTTCTTTAAGTTATTAACACCAGAACAGTTCATTGGCCATCCAGGACTTGTATCCTTGGGTATTCCATTAACCCTTGGGTTTGATGGCATTCCAAAAATAGCTTCATCCATGGTGTGAACACGAACATCATTAGGTGGATCAGATTGATCAAATAGATAAGTTTGGTAATTCAAAGCAGCAGAATTCAGTGCCTTCTTGACACGTTCCTCAGTAAAATGTTTAATATTATTTCTTCCATATTTAGAAAGCGCAATAGATAAAGGGTCTATATCACCCTTTGTATATAACAACGCTGGGGCTGTCAAACACGGATTAATGACATTATACAAATCACTACGAACAATTGAAGACATTGTATTTCTCATAGGTGCCAGTTTCAATTTACCAAAAACATTAAACTGATTTTCTGAAAGATCATTACCAATCTGAGGATCAGCTGGAGCAATCACTAAATCGTCAAAATCTTCAGCACTAAAAGCGTCAGTGAAATCTTTGGGCATTTGTTTAAGTTCATGCTCTAGATCTTCTTGTGTGACAACAGCTGAATAAGCTTGACCTCTAGAGGAGTGTCCTGCAACATGCATACCATAAATTTTTCTTACTGGAATTGCTTGATTAAGTACACAAAATAGTGCTCCACAATCACCATTTCCAGTGAATCCATCATAACAGAAAGCTTCACTGATAGTGTAATCACCAGTATATGGAGAACTTACAGGAACGGGAGAATCATACATCGAAGCTTTTCCAATATATGTTTCACCATCCATTCGTGGTAAGGGCATCATAAACGGAATATTTCTACGGTTGATATGTAAAACATCTTGATCTGTAGCAAAATTCTTAATTCTGTCAACATGCGGCTGTACCAAATCCTTTGTTAGACCAACTAGACAAAGATCGCGTTTAATTAACTGATCACTATAAACGTTTTTGATCATGTCAGCAACTGTCATTAAATGAATATGACAATCAGGGTTCTTTGGATTCGATTTAGTTAACTTGATCCTATTTTCTAAAACTGTCGGGTCTTTTTGTGTTTCAAAAATAAGTTTCTTAATAAAATGCCACGGTAATAATGCTATGTGAGCTTTGACAAACATGCAAAATCCAAATGATGTGTATTCATCCTTCGAATTATCTAACTGATAAGATAGCTCGTAAACATTGGTTTTAACAATTTTCCGAACTAACTCAGCTCCACATTGATCAATATCTTTACCCATCTGTGGTTTTGCACCACTGGATGCCAAAGCTCTTGCTTGAGCAGGTGTCATGTTTGTTTTTATATCCTTATGTGTTAATTTATCGGACCACCCTTGAGACTCTGGTTCTACTTTAGAACCAAATAAATTCCCAAAGGTTTGTTTTAGACCTTTCCACAGAGGACAAGCTACATAACGTATTAATAAACCGATAGCACCGCCTGTCAAGATACCCTTAAGATAGTTCATATGCTTCTTGCTTGAAACAAAATAAACCATAAATTCATAAAATTCACGGTAATATTCTTTGCAAGTGGATAAAAAAGTCTTAGAATAATCAGCAATAGCAGTACCTTTTTTAGTTACACCTTCTAGAATAGTCTGTTCAGGCATGATCCACTCCATAGTGTAATCACGCTGTCTTATAACTTCATTTAGTCTATCAAGTGTATTAGTCTGGTAATGTCGAGTGAATGTCTTCTTAAGATCCTTCACTAACATAGCAATATTTCTTGAAACACCAAATTTACGTGTATCTTTTCCATAAAGAGAAAATGTGAGTCTGTAAATACACTCAATAACATCAGTGTAACCCCAATCATCTCTAGCAATTCTCTCATCCATATCCAGTACAATCATTTTTGAAATTTCTCTAACTTTTGGTTCAAAATAAGAGAGATTTACATCAATGGCTTCTGGTTGGTGGAACAAGTCCTCAGCCTCTGGTAACTCATCAGTCAGATCGTCTAACGCCTTTTGAAAGGTGTCAGGTTCAAAATAATCAGATGCAATAGAGGGTGCGGGATCCGGAAAAGGTAGGTGTAGAGCACCAGGCAATTCAGATCCAACTTGAGGATTTGCAACATCATAGAAATTTTCCATCTCTTGTTGTAACTCTTCCATTTCAACATCATTGTCCATGTTATTGAGATCATTTCGGAGATTTCTTTCAGCATATATTTCATCGATGCCAGAAGCGGCACGATATCTTTGCTGAGTTTCTTCAAATTCTGTTTTTTGACCTTTAAACCATATGAGATTTCTCTCATAGAGTTTCATTATCTTTTCCATAACTTGATCGAAACTTAAAATTCCTATGGATCCCTTACCATTGGCAGACATCAAATGGAAGTCCATACAGTCAGGTGTCAAAGAAATAGCTTGTTTCATATCAGGATGATATGTTGCATCCAAATCATTAACAACATTGAGTGGTAGCTTATTTTTGTCAAATCGGCGTTTCATTGGTCCAAGTGGTTTGGTTTCATCAACACAATATTCTTCTTTAGGACAAACTACTATTTGAAGAGCAAAACGACGAGTTAATGCCTCAACTTCATTGAGAGAAGTACACATGAAGTTTTCTAAATTTGTCGATGCTAAAACTAATTTGCCATTAAATACAGTAGAACCCTTGTTTTCCAAATGAGCCATATGTAGAACATATTCAAAGCCATTAATAGCCCTAATAATATTCATGTACTCATTATCAGGGTTTCCGGGCATATCACGAGCTTGACCAAAATCATCAAACATCATAACCTGTATTCTAGGTCCAAAACCATCAAAATATTTAGTCTCAAATTGTCGGTTATGTACAAAATCAGATGGTAAACGAGTGAAATCTTCGTAATCTTCTGGTGGGAGAATATTGGCAAGAAAAGCAGTATAAATGTGTTGCATTATAACTGATTTACCTGTGCCTGGACCTCCTTTCAAAAGAACTCCAACAGGTTCCATACGTGTACCACGTTGTTCAGCACGAATATTAACTAACAAAGCGCAAATTTTCTCAAGATTTCTAAGTTCTTCAAAGACAATCCTTAGTGAACCTTCAGAGTGACGGTCACGTGGAATATCTTTAACAAGAGATCTTCCAAACAAAATTAATGCTTTAACCCTCTGGGTAGGATACTCAGTGGCAGTTAAATTACCTAGTCGATGCTCATTTTTAATTTTGTCGCATTCAACAAGGAATTCTTCAACTTTTGCATTTTTATCAGCTAAGAGACGTAGTGAGGACATGTCCAAACATTCTACTCTCAACCAATTAATTGCTCTTTCGATCATTTTAAAAACTACTTTAATTATATCAGTTATGGATGATTTACATCTACTTAGTACACTGAGATTTTTAAATAACTCAGTTGGTACGCTTTTGCCTGTCGTACAGGATACATAAGCTGCTAAGAGACCAGCAATTCCAGTAACACCATCCTCAACATCACCATCAGATAATTGTGGTGAAGCTGTTTCGTCATCGTCTTCAGAAACAACTTTCAATTTAGAAAGTGTTTCAACTATACGCATTAAAAAGGTTTTACTAGAAAATACATCACCCATAATCAAGAGAGCTGCAAAAGATACACCAACCAAAGCGATACTTTCCTTAGTACGGTTTCTATAATAAAAAATTACAGAACCGCAAAAGGCAGCCAGTAAAGCTAAGTTAGTTGCTACACTCATAGTTCGTTTAGAACCATAGTCAATAACATCTTTGCTATTCTCTGATACTTTATCCAAAACCTCTCGTATCTCTTGTTTGAGATTAATGTCTTGAATTTTGTCAAGTGAATTTTGCAAACGGCCCAATTTTTGAGTAAAATCAACAAACTGGGTTTTGTCAGGAACATGTCCAATCAATTCATCTTTAGATAATTTGACTTCGTTTAATACATTAGAAATGAAATCTTTAGTGTCAGCTTTCATTAAAAAATCCATGATCCCAACTTGAGGGGTGGCGAATATTGAGGGTCTACCATTGGCCTGCAGCTTGTCTTTATAGTCACGCTGCGGTGACATTGGTTCAACATAGGTTTTGGACTTTCTCCCCTTTTTATTCTTGGGATTTAAATCCATAACTTCAAATTCATCATTCTCTTTTATTTCGCGTTTTTGCTTTTTGTGTTTTAAAACTTTTTTCCATTGATTGAAGTAATTTTTCAAACCGGTGATCCTATTTAATGGGCACGGGTCAGGGGAAGAAAAATCTTCTGAACATAAACTAATTCTTTCGGCATACTGTGTGAAGTCAAAGACTTCGTCGCTTTTATCGTTATTATTAATTGTTGTCATCATATTTAGGTTAAAAGTTTTGGGTTCCCGGCTATTACGCTTCCGGGTGCGGGGAGGAGACAGGCCTCCCAACTGGTCCACCACTTTAAAAATTAAAATGGGACGTGAAAATTTCTCAAGTATAACTTATTGTATATTGAGGATTTTTGGGATATTACAAATGTTTTTGGTATCAAATACACAGAAACAAATAACTTGCAAATAAATGCACTACAACCATGCCTTTTGGGCGGGACTTTTAAGTAGGGTTATAAGATCAAATGTAAATGAGATTTTATAAATTTCTCTTACTTTATTTTTGGTTCATCCGTAGATGAGTTTTAATATTTTAGACTATTTACATATATACAAAATTTGTGAATAAATCAAAATTTACCAACATGAAAAATGAATCAACGAACATAAGCTTCAATACAAACAAATTAAATTAATAACTAATTCAGACGAACTGAATTAATGAATAATAATAATCAGTTCATGTTTATAAAGAACACACACTCCCTTAGAGGGTGCATACTATCTAACGTTCATAGAACACTTTTGATATTAGGAAAAATCCGGTTTTTAGAGCATCGACTAACTAATT